GCAAAACTGGTAAACGGTATTGTTGCTAATCGTCAAGGTGGCACAACAGGTGCGGCAAGTTGGTATACTGCTGGAACATCTAATACAAGCGTTGCCACAACTAATGCTTTTATTCAAACTGGTGTTGTAACAATGAACTCCTCTGCAACTGTAACTTTTCCTGTAGCATTTAATCAAATACCAGTAGTTTTTGTATCACCAGTTACAGCAGGTACACAAAACTGTTGGGCTAGAGTATCAAATATTACTACTACACAATTTTCTGGTCAGGCATTTATAAACAATACGACAGGTGCTACAAGTGAGAGCGTAGCGTGGATAGCTATAGGACAATAGGATTAAATTATGGCTACAAATTACCCCACATCACTAGACAACAGCACATCGCTACCTTACCCAAGTTCTACCTCTGCTCGTAATGCACCTAGCCTTGCAGGCGGACAAGATAACCAGAACGACAGCCTTATCGCTATACAGACTAAGCTAGGTATTGGATCAAGCACACCAACTTCGGGTAAGTTCTTAACAGGTACTGGAACTGGGACTTCTTCTTGGGCTAATACAGTACCTGCTGGAACAGTTGTAGGAACAAGCGACTCTCAGACATTGACCAACAAGACGCTAACTTCACCTACCATTTCAAGTCCTACAATTACTAACGCTACTATCAGCACTGATTTAATTACTGGCTATACAACAAGTAACACTGGTACAGTTTACGGAATACCTATCACAACTGGAGTAATCAACACAGCTGGAACTATTAACGGAGCAAGTTTAGTAGCTAACTCTGTTACTAATGCGTCTATTCTTACAGGTAACTTGTATGCTAGTAAGTTTTATAACCCTTATAAGTTCAGTGTTTATTTAGGAACTAATCAAACGGCAATTGCTGACTCTGTGTTAACCAAAGTATTGTTTGATAGTAAAAAATTTGATACTAGTAGTAATTTTGCAAGTAATAAATTTACAGCTCCTATTGCTGGTTTTTACCATTTTGACGCATACGCTACAGTACAAACAACAGGAAGTACTGGTGTTGCTTATGAATGTTGGGTAGCTATTTATGTTCAAGGTGCATTATATCGAAAATCAGATATTTACCCTACTGTCGCAGGTACATCAGTTATTTTAAATGGTTCTGTTTCAGATACTATACAGCTATCCGCTAATGACACTGTTGAAATTTATGTATGGCAAGACGTTACTGCTGGTAACACATCTTTTATAATAGGTGGAACTGGTGGTTCAATTTTTAGTGGATTTCTAGTGAGCGCAACATAAGGAGAATAATATGTTAACATTTCAAAACTTATACAACAGAGCGCTAGACATGACAGGAGTACAATCTACTTCCGTTACTGACGTAGCTAACTTAAAAGCTGACATCAATCAAGGGCTACGATTGTTTAAAAACGCTGCACGACGTTATTGGACACGACAAGAAAAGACAGCCAACATTGTAGCTGGTCAACAATACTATCAACTGCCACCTGATTGTGTGCGTGTGACAGCCGTTAAGGTACTTTCTAGCGGTCTTAACTACCCAGTGCAACCAATTGACTCAGAAGAACTTTGGAACGCTTACAACATCATTCCTGCAACGACTATCAACTTGCCACAGTTTTACTTTATTCGCGGTAACAACGAGATTGGTTTGTATCCTATTCCTTCAACTTCCTATACCAATGGACTTGCGGTATCTTATGAACCACGACTAATAGATATGACCTATGATGACATTACTGATACAACTTCAGGTGCTACGGCTACTGTTTCCAATGGATCATCAACTGTAACATTTTCTAGCGGTATTATATTACCTAACATGGTTGGTCGCTGGATTCAGTTCACTAATGGTTCAGACGGTAACTGGTATCAGATATCTATCTACAACAGCACAACTTCTATCGAGTTAAACAATATGTATGCTGGTGTATCTGGTTCTTCTCAAAGCTTTACAATTGGACAAGCTCCAGACATTCCCGAAGATTACCAACTCGCACTTGCTTATTACTCAGCTTACAACTTTTATTTGAAGCGTAAGGACACTGGTACTGCTACACTATATAAGAGCCTATTCGAAGATTTGCTACAGCAGTACAAAGAAACTTATGCAAGCAAAACTACAGGACAAGTACAAAAAGCTCAACCAGATGGCCCAATCAGTTTATTCTGGTTCCCTCCAACTGGCTTGACAGGATAAGGAGTTCTAAATGGCTAAAGGTTTTAAGAACGAGGAACGATACAAGATACATAATCAGTATTTTGAAGGTGGGGTATCAATTGACCCTAAGATTGCTATTGCTAATAGTTTTTACCAGAGTCAGAACTTAGATTTTCGTTCGGTGCCTTCACAGCTTAGTGTTCTTCCTGGCGCACGTACATTAGCTACTAACTTACAAGACACTATCACAGCGATAACTCAAGACGTAAATGGTGTTCGCTATGGTGTCGGTGATGGTGGTGGTTTCTATCGTATAAGTACTTCAAATGTACTTAGCAAGGTAGCACAACTAGATAGTAACGGTGCCGCAGGTATCTACTATAACCAAGTTACAGACCAGATATATGTACCTAGCCAAACAACGGTATCGTTATATGGTCAAGTTACTACTGGTAATACAGGCAACCCTACGTTTAGATCTGCACAGTTTGGTAAATCAGCTTCTACTGCTCCTGGTTGTGTGAACTTATTTGATTTAACAAGTGGATACTATGCTGGAGCCTCTCGTAACAATGCTCAATCTATCATTACAGGTATAACATCGACTTCACAAGTAACTACAAATGCTACACAGACGTATTCGCTTAAGACTACATACAATGAAGTTACTACAGAAGGCTGTTACTTTGCACCAGACATTGAACCATTTTATTCTATAGCTGTTTACATAGCTGCTAAGGGTACAGGCAACTGGACATTAACGCTACATGACTCGCTTAACAATCAACTTGCTGCTGTCACTATAACCAACGCTAACCTTACCAGTGGTGCATATAACGAGTTTGTATTTGGTAAGCAGATTAGAGCGCTTGTAAATGCGGCACAGACAGGTAAAAACTCATCTTACCACTTTCACCTTACTTCCACTGTTGCTGACGGTACGGTTGGTACTATTAACGCAAGTGACTTTACTAGCACCGACTTTTTGCTGTTTGCATACCGACTTGTACAGACTAATAACGGCTGGCACCCTACAACATTCTTTAACTCAGCTTCTGGCTCGTTCTTATGTATTGGCAATGGCCCATATCTAAGTACTTACAACTTCGGTAATGACACCAATCCTATGAACTCTATGTGGAACAGACATGCATTGACTCTAAACTTAGGCCATGAAGTTTGTGGATTAACTACTAACAATCAGTATCTTGTTATTGCAACAGAGAAGCGATCTACTAACGCCAACAGAAACTACCAAGAAGGTGCATTGTATTTCTGGGACGGCACTACATCACAACCCAATTTCAAGGTAGATATACCAATGGGTGCACCGTATGGCATTTACACGTTTAACAATGTTACTTACTTTTGTGTCAGTGGTTCTTTGTATGCGTGGAGCGGTGGCCAGACAGTTCTAAAAGTACGTAAACTGGCATACCAAAACACAGATTACCTAAATGCTGTTGACTCAACTATTGTTAACCCTAACATGCTTACATCACGTTATAACCTGCTAATGATTGGCTATCCATCAACTACTACTAACGTTAACATCAACTACGGTGTGTGGTCGTGGGGTTCTGTAGAACTTAGCTTCCCTAATAGCTATGGTTATTCATATTCACTTGCTAATAACATACAAAACAATAATACAAATGGAATTACAAACTTAAAGATAGGTTGTGTACAAAACTTTGTAGACGCACTTTACATGTCTTGGTCTTATACAGACGCTGGTGGTATTACACGCTACGGTCTTGACGTTGTGGATAACTTTTCTACTCCAGCTACTTCATTTAGCTGGCAGTCTCTAATCTATGACGGTACAGTAATCTATAAGACTAAGATAGGTACCAGATACAAAATTAAGTTTAATTCATTCCCTGCTGG